TCCTTAATGTCGCTTTTAATGGCATCCATCATTTCATCATCAATAATATCACTCGCGAAGTCCCGGTTTAATGGGTTTCCTTCTCTTTCTAGTCCACGGCGATATACAGTTTTCATCTTTTTCAACTCACCCTTAAACGCTTCCTTATAAATAGCATCGAAAGAACGAATATTTTCAACCATTCTAGACGGTCTAGTGTCGCCACGAGCTAATTGGTTGGTAACAGATAGCGAGTCCTGAGATTGTGGCAAATTTCCTACTTCTGGAGCGTTCTCCACTTTCCCGCCATCAATCCCATCCTCGTCTGCTCCAACAGCGGCAGACATATTAAGCCCGTATATCAAACTGACAAATGAAGGGTTGTTCGCTAACCCAACTGGCAAATCGCCGTATCCCGGCAATTGAGGAATATCAATGTCATCATCGCCCGACTTTGCTCTCATTTGATTGACCGTCATCCAGCGAGAGTCAATGTTCTTCTCCTGAATTGTCAAGGCGCGGTCTGCTGTTCTCACATCGTCAAACACAAATGACAAGTCTTGGTCGAAAAACGGATGAAGTCCTTGAAGCGTGATTTGTTCAGCCATCAACACATGCAATGGATAAACAGTTTTTTCCTTAATCCATTTGTCAATCTGCTTTAGACCTTCCCCTGACACAAGGTTCGAAGTAAGAATGGGATAACCAAAGAATATTGTGCTGATTCTGTCTCGTGTCATTTCTTGGGATGCGATAATCTCTAAGTCTTTTTGTGTAAAACCAAGCGACTTGACATCGAACATCCCACCACGAGCAACGGCAATAGATGCACCAGAGTTGGACCAGTCTGATTTAATGTCTGCCTTTACCGCTTCGAAATCAGGATCGGAAATAGATGGGTCGAGAGAGACAAGAGACAAGGGCAATCCCCGTCCCTCTGTATAAAATTTCTTTTGATTGCCCGAAATTGCTAGGTCGATTTCCCCCGGCAACAATGCGGCTCTCAATGGCGGTAACGAAGCCCAGTAGTCCATCGGGTCGGGATAGCGGAACCAAATAATGTATTTGGCAGGTATCTTGTACGACTTCCGGCTCTCTTCGTGCCCCGTGGTATACCGGAAGTGTTTTACATAATGATTTGCATCTTTGATTGGTTCGATTTTTTCAGAATGAATCGGCCAAATCTCATTTATTTTATTTTCGTCATCTGCATCAGGAGCGAGAAACCAGAATGCACCACGATCTGACAAAGACAGCCAATAAATAGTATATCTCATCAAAAACGTCTTTGTCATAAAATCATTCGGATGCTCTATTAACAGTTCGAACGGATGACGAGAGACATCAACGCTTTTTCTGTCATTAATCCGTTGTCGCACATGCGCGGGGGTCGATGAAGTTTCTCTCGCAATGATTTCTATGCTAGAATAAATCCACGAGATTGTTAAATATAATTTCTGTAATTTTTCTTGACTTAATCCACTAAGCCATTGATTGAACTCATCAGAAGAACTGTATAATCCCATCTTTTGAGCGGATACTTCTGCCCCAATATATCCAGGGGCCGTTTTTTTCAACCTTGCCTTTACATAAGCATATCTATCTACCATCCATCCTGATACGTTGTCAATTACACTATCTGCCATCTCCAACCTCCTCGGTTGCTATCTGATTTTTATTGTATCCCATGAAAAACTTGTAATGCATAAATTAATTGCTGCTATACATAATGCAAATGCCGTTGCTAAGTCGTCATTCTCGCCCGGTGGGGCTTTGAGCGTGTTCTGGTCAATAGACGATAGTTGAGAATGGGTCTTTGGACTATGCAGTTCGCACATGTTGTTTCGGAACTGTTGTGCCACAGTATCATACAGCATGGTCTTAATCGCCTTGTTAGCATTGTACCAGCCCTCTCGTTGTTGTACCTTGCCTTTCGTTGGCATCCACCCCTTCAATCTGGTCAGGTTGCTAACTTCTCTTAATGACTTACCCAATAGGCCACCATGATTGTTTAGTTCGTACAGCACTTTGGCTTTGTTATAGTATGTTCCGATTTGATCAATGACTACCGCGAATGACTCTGGGTCAGTCTTTTCCGCATATGTCGCCACCTCCTCTTGTGTCTCTATATCCATTACCACAATCGCCGAATCATCAGATGTAGGCAACCCCTCCGCAGGGTCAGCACCTAATACGTATTTCTTTTCAGGATGCGGCGTTTTGTAAATAACCAAACCATCAATAACAGGCCCGTCATAACCTTCCAGGTTAGTTTCTATTGTCTTTTTAATGATATATTTTGGCTGTATCTTTACATAAGAATTCCTTAGCCATGCAAATGGTAATCTTTTTGATGCAGACTTCGGCGCAAGTGCTTCTTCTGGGTTCGCTGGATATGATTCCCACAGATTGTCTAGTGTGTTATCAATATCTAGCGACACCTGCTTTTGCTGTTCGTACCAAGTCGGATTACGTTCAGGGTTAACATACCAGGGGATGAATACGCCTGTGTATTGATTGGTTCCTTCAATTGCGCCCCGATATAAATTTTTAAACGTACTGTTCGGTCTAGCCTTTTCTGATTTTGACAGAAGAATCAACTTCCCCTTCAAACCAACTGTAGGCGAAATATTCAATAGCACCTGCGCCAATGATGTATTAGACCGCCATACCAAGTCAGCCTCGTCAACCACAGCGATGGTAAATGTCATAGAATCACCACCACGAGTTGATACAGATTTCACAAAAGAACCATTTGACAATCTTAACTCATGAAGGTTATCGGTGATTACATCTTTCGCTCTCATCCAATAAGGCAATCTTGCGTACATGTCTTTAAGGCGCTTAATTAACTGCTGAGATTCCTCGTCGCCTTTAGACAGTAACAAGACATTTTGGGTTGGAAAAAACAAAACCATCCAGAGTATATACGCCAATATTTCCCAAGTTATCCCAACTTGCCTAGCCTTTAAGATTGCCAAATATTGTTCATTCATCACCTTTTGTGCGAGGGTTAACTGATTATCATACTCACCAGTATCGGTATCCCACAGCACAAACGGTATCCACCCCTGATCGTCATTCGAGTATATCTTTACATAATTAATAATAAAGTAAAGCAGGGCACGAACGTCACCTCTACGGACAACCTTGTGATACTCAGCAACGATTTGCTCCTCTGAGTATTCATCAGGATCGCCAGCAGGACGCATTGGGGGCAATTTTAGCTTAGTAGACATAATCATTGACCATTATAGTACAATAATACCATTTTCACAATAGCTCGGCACGGTTAATATGGGCGTATGAAAGTTAATTTACCGAACCCAAGTGACGAAAATGCATTAGAATCGATTCAGATCGACAAATGGGATACGTGGAGTATGGATTACACCTTGTCTCTATTGATCGTTCCGATGCTCAAGCAATTAAAAGAAGATAGTCATGGATACCCGGCAACCCTAAATTCGTTTGAAGAATGGCAAGGAATCCTTGACAAAATGATTTGGTCATTTGAGCAAGCCAAAAATGAATACGAAGGATGTTATGGACTTGCTTTGAATAACAATGAAGAGTATAAAGCATATATGAACCAAATCCAGCAAGGCTTCGATCTATTTGGGAAATACTACATGTCTCTTTGGGACTAAAGAAAGGAAAACATTATGTCAGTTAAACGAATGTTGAAACGAGTCAAGCAAAACAAACCATTGCGGCGATTCCATCTTGAGCCAGCCGTAAAAGACACTCCCTGGACCCTCTTTCGTGTTCAAGGAGAAACTGGCAAACTTAAAGCAGCGTATAACTTGCGTACTGGTGATAAATTTCAGGCAAAGCGTTGGCGAGAAGTCGCTGCATATATTGTTGCGAAGTCTGTTGAGAACAAAGATAATCAAACGGCTGGTCAGGTACTTGAGGTATTGTTGTAATGGGCAGAGAAGATATGAAACGAATGGGCAGGGTAATGGCGGCTGGTTGGCCGATTCTGCAAGCTATCGCAAAAACACCGTGGCTACTTGTACTTATTCTCCCGCTTATGTCGGCGATTACATACGATGGTAGTTACAAGCGAGATAGATACATCCCAGTTGTTGCAACTGGAAGCGTAGAGATTCCAGTATGGGGCATGACTGTTTATGTCAAGTTTCGCAAATTGGCAAATGGAAAGGGAAGCATTTTATCCGTTTGCATAGATACGCATTACGCAAAGCCGTATAGTTGGGGATTGGGTATAGCTTAATCATCATCAGCGTCAACGTATTCGCCTTCTTCGATGCCATCGCCCAAGAATTGCTCTGCCTGTTTGTTCATGTCCAAGAAACGCTCTACATTGAAAGTAATTCGTTTTTGGTCATCAATTTCCAGCTTCTTGGGCACATCAATAGGAACCAGCGTTGATTGACGCTTCATCATTCGGTCAACGGCCTTAATAATTCTGTCCTTTTCAGCCATGCGTTGCAGAACGATTTGCGCTCGAATATCAGGGTCTTTGATTTCATCAAGATTGATAGAATTGATTTCTTCGTATTCTTGCATCATATCTTGGATGAAGAATTCGGAGATTTGCAGATGATGATCAATGTACTCGCCAGCAAGTTCCTTTCGTTTTTCGGCAAGTTCATTTTTAACAGCCAACCAATCTAGGTGAATAGTTGATTTTCCAAGTCGAGGCTGAACCTGCTTGATTAACGGGTGTTCCCGCATAGCTTCTTCCAAATCCCGCATAGACCAATGTCTAGTTGGATCGGAGTTGATTACCTCAGTAAGAATTGCTCTGCGTTGAGTGCGCCATTTTTCTGTGCTACCATAATTGCCGTGAATGATACCTTTTCTTTCATACGGCGGGTATTCTTTCCATTCACGTTTTTCTTTTTCGTTTTCCATATAGATTAGTACCAGATTCACATTGAAAATTAACTAATTTCATTATACAATAAAAGACAATTCCACACAAATCCCCTTAAGGATAGAGACTATGTTTAGTGTTGCAATCAATAAAGAGATTGTCGGCAAAC